CGCGTGTACTACAACAATACCAACCGGCAGGTCTTCATCATCCAAGTCCTGGGTGGTCAGTACGGGCGACTGTACAACGTCAAGATCAACGGCACGGAGTACGCAAGCTTCCAAGTGGCGAACGGCAGCACGGCAACGGACATCGAGCAGACCCGCACGAAGTACATTGCAAACCAGTTGTACAGCGACCTCTCTACCGCGCTGTCTGCATCCTGGTCCGTTACACTAAAGGACGACATCATCGTAATATCCACGGTAAGTACTGCCGACTTTACGATCACCGTGAACGATGATTACGGTAACACGAACATCAAGGCTTGCGGTATCACCGTGGCCCGCACGGAAGACTTGCCGCGTATGGCACCACACAACTACGTGGTACGCGTGGCGGAGAAGACGGACCCGGAAACGGACCTTTGGTTCCGGTTCATTGTCGAGGGTTATGAGGATGACTGGACACTGACCAATAGCTTGACCCGTTTCGGGCAAGAGGGTTACTGGCAGGAGACGGTTGCACCACTCACAGACATCTCACTGGACGCGGCTTCCATGCCGCACGTCCTCTCGTACGATGCAGCAACCGGTACGTTCCACTTCATGCGCAACATCTGGGCGGATCGCGCAGTTGGTACGACTACCAGCAACCCAGACCCTTCGTTCATCGGGGCGCGCATCACAGACGTAGCTACGTTCCAAGGCAGGTTGGTATTCACTAGCGGACCTAACGTCATCATGTCTAGGACAGACCGCGAAGAGGACTTCTGGTTTGGCTCCGCAGCCGAACAGGCCGAGAGTGATCCTATCGACGTGCGGTCTAAGGTGGAAGCATCTACCATGCAATCCATCATTCAGCACAACCGCGACCTAGTGATCTTCTCTAACAAGGGACAGTTCATCGTCTACGGGCGAACCAAGATCACGCCCGCTAACGCAGCCCTGGTGCTGTCGTCGGCATTCGAAGCGGAGCTACGCGCTAAGCCGGTGGCGGCGGGTCGTAACGTGTTCTTCGCTACGAACTTTGGTTCCTATACGGGTATCAGGGAGTTCTATGTAGAGAGCGGCACGGACATCAACGACAGCCGCGCTATCACGCAGCACGTCAAGAAGTACATCGAAGGGCGCGTAACCAAGCTAATATCTAGTTCCAACTACGACACACTGCTTGTCCAAACGGATGCAGACGAGGGTGTCGTGTACTGGTATCAGTACATATGGAATAACGAAGAGAAGGTGCAGTCCTCGTGGAGCAAGCTCATATTCTCTGGTCCTGTAGTGTACATGTTCTTCGATGAGGAAACTGTGTACTTCATCACCAAGAACGGGGACGACTACTACCTTACGCGCATGAGCCTTGACGTACAGGCATCGCTTGACGTTGGCTACCATGTCCATCTCGACAACCGCTTCGATGTGTTCGAAGTTAGCACGGGCTTTGTGCTTCCGTACCAATACCTCAAGGATACGACCCTTGTTGCAGTGCAGGCTACCGCTTGCCCGACACCGGGCTTGACTGTGCCTATCAGCAGCATCGTAAACGTACCGGGAACCGGTTGGGTAGCCACGCTCGGCGCTGACATGTTCGGCGGTGACATCGTGGTAGGCTCTGCGTTTACCAGCAAATACGTCCCGACAATGCCCCAGGTCAAGGATCAGGATGGCGTGAAGGTCGGTACTGGCAACCTTGTCATCAGCAAGTTCAAGATCGCGCTCAATAAGACTGGCGAAATCATTGGGCAATTGCTTAGCAAGTTCGGTAACGGGCCGGAGATACGGTTCAACGGGCGCATCGTTGGTAACATCAATAACGTGGTCGGTGAGCAGCCGCTTAGCGACGACACATTCACACTGCCTTTCGGTCAGAAGGCGGACCTAGCCGAGATACAATTGTCTACGTCTAGCCACCTCCCTATGACCCTGCTCGATATCGAGTGGGAAGGACAGTACACGAAGCGCGGTAAGCGCATCAGCACCAGCACGCAGTCAGGAGGCTAGCATGTGGCTTGAAGCGGGCCTAAAGGCCGCCGAAGGTATCACCGGCTTTATCACGCAGTCAAGAGATGCTGCGTACAGGAAGAAGCTACAGAAGTACAACAACGCCATGACACAACTGGCAAACGGTGTGAACCAAAACGCGATCACCACGAACCAGAACATGGCAGTCGAGCGCAGCCTAATGGAGCAGTTCCAGATCAGCCGATCTGAGTACACTACAGTAGGTGCAGCCGAGGTTTCTGCGGCATCATCCGACACGGCGGGGCGCTCTGTAAACCAGACGCTCTACCAAGTCCATCGATCAGCAGACGAGGCGGAAAGCAATCGCCAGTCTGATCTAGCAGCACAGCTTGACGGCTTCGCACAGCAGCGTGTCAACTCAGCCCTACAGACAGCACAGCAGATCGACTACAGCTTCATCCCGAAGCCGAACCCGGTCACGGCTATGCTCGGTATTGGCACCGAGATATACAAGCTAAACAAGCGCGGCAACCCAAACACAATCTAAGGAGCGCACATGGCGCAGCAAGTAGAAGGCCGTCGCGACATCGTACAAGACCCGTTGCGACAGCAAGCTCAGCAGCCGCAAGCAGAACGCTCTGTACAGACCACCGGTATCAGAGGTCCGTCCATGCCTAGCATGGCGGGCCTCGGCCAAGGTCAGTCGGAACTAGACGCGGCAATGGGCGGGCTTAACGACGTGCTCGGTCAGATGTTTGACGAGCAGAAGGATACCTGGATTACTGAGGGCAAGACTGCCTACATGTCCGGTGTCACCGAACAGGAACTCATGAAGAATGGGAACCGCTACACACAGATGGGCTATCAGCAACTGAAAGCCCGCAACGATGTGAACCAGTTTTATCTACAGGAACAGTCGGACTTGGCCTCAGCGTCGAGCACGATGGACCCTGCTGCATACCAGTCTTATCTGTCGGAGAAGCGTAAGACCTTCCTCGACGGTATCCAAGACCCGTACGCTAAGAAGGTTGCGGTAGCTGCATTCGAACAGGTCAATCCAGACCTAGCCGCTAAGCAGTTCACACAGAACAACGCATACAACCTTGACCAGCGTGACAGCGAAGTCATGGAGTTCCTAGACACAGGGAGCATTGCCAGCCCGACCGCAGGCCGTGTCATCCCCGGCGAGACTAGCCTCAAGATCAGCCCGACCGCTGTAGAGCCGGTCATGTCCCTAGTCGGACAGGATCGCGACCTCGGTATCAAGACCCTGATCGGTGAAGCTGGCAACCAGGGCGAGTTCGGTATGGCTGCGGTGGCTCACGTCATGCGCAACCGTGCCACGGACAGCCGGTTCCCCGATAGCATCGCAGGCGTAGTCAAGCAGCCGAACCAGTTCTCAGTCTGGAACAAGGGCAAGGAAGGCCGGTCAGCCCAACTGTCCGCCCTCGGTCCCGGCAACCCGCTGTACGCTAAGGCGGCAAAGGTATTCGATGCTGTCATGTCCGGTCGCCACGTCGATCCTACGGGCGGTGCGCTGAACTACCATAGCCCCGCTGGAATGACCGCGTACGCGGCGCAGGGCGTCAAGGTGAGCAAGTCTACGCTTGCTCGAACACAAGCAGCAGAGACAGACGGTCAGTCCGTTCGTATCGGCGGGCACGTCTTCTACGGAAAGACCAATGGCGTGGGCCGCGTGGTACGTGAGCCGCTAGAGCCTGTATCGCAGGGCGACTACGAAGACCCTATGATTTCGGTCGATCAGCGGGACAACCCGTTCCCCGGCAAGGCCAAGGACGATCTACTGCCGTCTACTGCGGGCACCACTGGTGCACGTATCCTTGACGAGCAGAATGCACAGGCTGCGCAGAACGAGGGCGTTGCAGGAGTTAGAGAGGCTGGCGCTCCGAACGAGACGCTTGACTTTATCCGCAACTACAAGGGACTGCCAAAGGACCGCATGGCCAAGAACGTGGCCAAGTCTATGGCTCGGCAGCTTGATGCAGGCAACGACACGTTGTTCAACGATGCAGGCGGTGCATCCATCTTGTATGAGCTAGGCGCTGATGCAAGCGATATCGATGCAGTGCAGAAAGCCAAGGCACGGTACGACGCCAACCAGGACAAGAAGTACGACGAAGACGACTTGAAGTTCGAGGACGACGTTCTGCGTATGGCTGATGATCCTGGCGCCGACCCTGAGAAGATCAGAGGCTTGGTTACTGCTCGCGTCAAGGCTGGCGACTACACGGACGAACAGGGTAAGACCCTTGCACGACAGGCTAGCGCCTCGATACGTTCTCGTGAGAATGCCACTGCTGCGACCAACGACGCCGAGGCGAAGAAGCAGAAGGAGGCGCGGGATAGCGTGTTCTCCAACCCCGATTTCCTACAGGAGATTGGCGGACTGTACCAGCAGATCAAGGCCGGTACGGTAGACTTCGAAACGGCTGCGGACAACGTTAAGTTCATTGCCGATGGCTACGGTGCCAAGGATACGGACGTTGAGAAGATGATGGGAGAAATCCAGCGCATCGATCAAGGCCGTAAGGACGAGCTTCGGAACAAGGCCGAGGCAGCTATTGCCAGCACGGCTACCAGCACGGCGAACAAGACGGAAGCACAGCAGGCCATTGGCCGAGGCTTCGGTATCAGTACACTTACTGGTGAAGTCAAGGTGACGGACGGTGCAGGACAGACTGTCAAGATGTCCACCAAGGACTTTGCTATCCAGCAGATCAAGCAGTCTGCACTGATTAAGCACACGTCCGAAATCCAGACTGACAGCGCAGTTGGTAAGACGTATGACACGAACAAGGCAGCAGTTGCTGTCGAGGTGTTCACTAAGCTACAGGCGCACGGCGTTGTAGACCCGGAGACCAAGGCCCAGATGACCGCCGCTATGGCTGGCAACATCATCGATCCGAAGACGAAGGATGTCAACAAGTCCGCGCAGGAGGCTTACGACCTGTACACTACGCTGAGGCGTAACCCGCAGATCAACGAAGGCTACTTGGCCGAGATGGTCGGCGACCCGTACACCCGCACTCTGCTTGAGACGGCGTACACTCTTGACGGTGGCAACCTTACAGGACCGGAAGCATTGGTCCGCGCTAAGGAACTACTGGCTCAGAAGGACTTCGATCCCAACCAGAAGATCGGGCGGGATGCAGTGTTCAATGCACAGTCTCAGAACATGGGTAAGACACTGGTCGAGGAAGCTACTAACCCCGGCTTCTGGTCGTACTTCGGTGCCCGCTTCGACAGCGGAGAAATCAACCGTGCAGTAACGATCGGTGCACCTCAGATACAGCAACAGCTACAGTCCGCTGCGGACGCTTACTATCTACAGTTCCCAGGCATCCAGCCGGAAGCCGCATTGAACTTGGCTAAGGCTGATGTCAAGAAGAACATGCAGGTAGTAGCAGGCAACGTCATCTTTACGCCTGACAAGCTCAACGACAAGATGGGGTTGAAGAACCCAGAGAGCGTCAACGAGGCTGTCAAGGGCTTCGTGTCGGAGTTCGGTAAGGACTTGTTCTTCCACGGTGACGCAGCGGCCCACCTGGGAGCGCTTACCAACGAGAGCATGAACCCTACACCGGGCGACCGGTCATGGGGCAAGAATACCAGCCTGCCTGTCAATGTACGCTGGATGCCGAACGTTGGACCTAACGGCTCATTCGCTATTACTCGGATCAAGGACAGCAAGACGAACGAGCCTGACACGGCAACGCAAGTCTTCATGCCTGCCGAGAAGATCGGCGCTTGGTACACGGCTAAGCAGACAGAAGGCAACACCTTGCAGAACGTGTTCGATAGCGTTCGTACTGGTCTGGCTACGAAACAGCATACGCTTAACGCTGGCTTGGCTGGCAACACTATGGGCTCAATGCTCAAGAAGTAAACGGGGCCGCCTACGGGCGGCCTCTCCATTCACGGAGACGGCTATGGCCTACGATAATATCCCAGAAGAATTTCGCCCGTTGGACCTGTCAGAAGGTACTACCAACTCAATGGGCCAGCCTGTAGTTGGTGGTGAGAGCGCACAAGATGAAGCCTCCCGCAAGTACGAGGAAGAACAGAAGGCGCAGTCTTGGTATCAGACTATCGGTATCGCGACAGACGAGAACACAGAGACGCTGACAGAAGGCGTTGCAGACACATTCGTATCAGGTGGCAACATCGCGTACGACCTACTCGAAAGCTACAAGAGAGCTTATGACAATCCTTACGATCCTAGCTTCGACCCTAAGAAGTGGGTTAGCGAGAATGCCGTCAAGAACGGTATTGATGAGCAGTATCTACCGGCATTCGGTGGAGTGGCTTCTGCTAACGAAGCAAACGCACTACTGGTAGACATCAATGGGCGCAAGGCAGCACAGCAGCGCATCCAGCGCATGGGCGGTGCAGGTCAACTTGCATCCGGCCTCATGGCTGGCATGTTCGATGTCGATACCCTGCTTAGCGCGGGCGTTGGTCTAGTCGGCAAGGGCGGTATCCTCGCTACGAGAGCGGGTCGCATGATGGCCGGTACTGCCGTGGGTACGACTGCCGCCACGGTTGGCGCAGCCGCCTCCCCTGAGAACGATTGGGAGAACGTAGCTGTTGCCGCTTTGATGTCTGCCGGTCTGTCCAGCTTGGGCAAGGGCGGGGAAATAGACCCGCTGCACAAGGATATCAATTCCGGTATCGCCAAGGCGCGTGACGAGTTCGATGTACGGTTGCGCGAGCGTGATCCTAACTTCGACTTCAACGATGACGTGGCCGTATCGCGCCCGCCTTTCGCGCCCGATCCCGAACCTGTACCGGAAACCGTGGCTAAACCTACCGAGAAACCGGCAGAGCCAGGCGCTGAGAAGGTCGAGCGTATGCCCGATAGCTTCGACGCCTCCGAAGTCACAATGGATGCTGGTGACGAGATATGGGAAGTCGGGCGACGGGCTGGCGATAAGGGCTCGATTGGCGCTCGCCAGTTGAACCAGACGCAGGCGGATTTCCGTCCAGCCTCACCTACCGTCGAGACTATCAAGGCTAACGCCGACAACTATGTACGAGCTAACAACCTAGAAGACAACTACTACTACAACTACAACAAAGGTAGTTCCAAGGCTGCGCAGAGAATTGGCTCTGGCGTACGGAAGACTGTTGACGCTCTTGGCGCTGGCGGTCTGGTAACGGACTTCGACAAGCTGTACAAGACAGGCTCGTCTGTAGCCAAGATGTTCGCGCATCAGTTCCTTTCGGACGGCTCGGCGCGTCTTACCAACGTACGGTCTGCTGTGCATCTTCGTGATGACTGGCGTGATGTACTGCGGGCTGAGTGGTATAAACCACTGGCAGATGCACGAGACAGCTACATGAAGCGGCAAGGCATTAGCCAGCTTAACTTTATGGCACGCGCGCGCGCGAATGCGGACTTCAACAAGAAGGTCGTACTGGCTCAGGAAGAGCTTAGGCTAAACGGGCGATATCACCCGAACACCGATCCCGATGTACTCGCTGCTGCTACCGGTGTAAACAACTGGGGCAAGCTCGATGTTCAGATCGGGCGCGGCAATGGGTCCACTACAGCCGTTCCCGGCTACGAGCAAATCCAAGCGTACGATGGGTACTTCCCGCGTAAGGTCTCGTCCAAGCTACAGGCTGCTATCGTCCGTGACAGCGCCCGCAATCCTGCCAAGTACGGTCGTCAGATCAGCGAGAAGGATGTAGAGGACATGTGGGCTGAGTACTACACTGGCGCAGTAGGCGCGGCAGACGCTAGGTACATTGCCCGCGCAACCATGAACCGCTCTAAGACACAGGACCGTGGCGCAGACATGAGCGTCTACGGGCTGTTGCAGGGCGACGGTAAGGAATACTTCGAAGGTTTCCTACGGGCTCAGCAGCTACCACAAGGCCGCATCGACAGTATCATGCGATCACTGGTCAAGGATGCAGAGACGCGCGGCAAGGCCGGTCATACCAATGGCCGACTGGATGGCGACATTCGGTTCCAAGCGAGCAATGGCCTCAAGGTTATCGACTTCGTTGATACGGATGTTGAAAGCATTCTGACCTACCGCTCGGGCAATACGGCAGGGCGAGCAGCAGCCGCTGCACAGGGTATTCGCACACAGGAAGACGCTACCGCTATGATCGATGCAATACTCGATCAGCAGCAGCGCAACGTGGTCAACCCGATCACGTTGCAGGATGCTCTTGCTAGCCCGAACAAGGTTGACGGCTTACAGTCGTTCGCCAATGACTTGCTCGACAAGGACAAGACCGTAACACGGGAATACCTACAGGGCATCATGGGGCAGTTCATGGGTGGCGGTGTCATCACAGGAACAGACGCGGCAGTCATTGCCCGTATGAAGCGCATGACCGTACTGGCGACAATGAACGGCCTTGGCCTGACACAGCTTGCCGAAACGGGTGCGCTCATGGGTACAGTCGGTTGGCGTGAGTTCGTTAAGCAGCTTCCCGCTGCGGTCAAGGGCGACCTGACCAACCCACGTTCGGCGCTCATTCAAGAGCTACAGAGCATGGGTAAGCTCATCCCCGAAGAGCACCTGTACAACCCACGCTACATGGCTGACCTAGACATGTCACTGCATGCTCAATCCGAGTACGCGCAGTTGATGGACCAGATCGTTGGTAAGGGCTTGCAAGTACAGGGCATGATATCGGGCATGAACAAGGTCCGGTACGCGCAACAGAAGATGGCCATGATGGTCACAATCGACAAGCTGTTCCAAGCGGTCAAGGGCACGGTGCCCGACGCCATCTCAGCGGAGCGGCTGGCACAGATCGGCATCGATCCGGCCATGATGTCGGAGCTTCGCAAGGTGGCGCAGCACGTCACCATGAACGGCGGGAACGTCGAGAGCCTGAATACTAGGGCGTGGGGCAACGCCGCCCTTGTCGATGACTTCGGGCGGGCAATGGGCATCGCTACCGATCAGCTTGTGCAGAAGGCGCGTCTTGGCGAGAGCAACGCGTTCTTTGCTGGTAACGGCGTGGCTAGCATGTTTGGACAGTTCCTGTCCTACCCGCTCACTGCTATCACTAAGCAGGCTGCACGTAACGCCTACGCGGGCGACACGGAGGCAATGTATCAGGTCATGTACGGTTTCGTCATGGCTGGTATGATTGGTATGGCTAAGGCCACAGTCGCAGGACGCTACGAGGACTTGAACCCCGTAACGTTCGCTAAGCAGGGCTTCGTACAGGCTAACATAACCGGTTGGGTGCCTCTGGTATCTGACCCGCTGATGAGCCTCCTTGGTACAGACAGCCTCAAGTTCAATCCGCACGGTGATGTAATCCGTACTCCGCCTCCTGTGGATGTACTCAATCGCACACTAAAGGCACCATCAGCTATTGCTGGTATCCTGACTGGCGATCTAAGCAAGGAAAACATGCGGAACCTCCGCTACCTTCCCCTGATAGGGAACTGGTACGGGATGACTGCACTAACAAACCGTCTGGGGGATTGAGCGCAAGCTCAGTCTTCCGGACCCTTTTAGGAATAAGGAGATAGAAATGGCGGCACTTTCGCGGGTTATCAAGACCGGCAATGGCGTGACTAACCAGTTCGTTGTCGACTTTGCCCTCGGATATCTAAAGCCCGCAGACGTGACTTGCCGTGTCGGCAATGAAGCGGATGGAGGCGGGAACCCGATCTACCGCACTATTACGTTCCTGTCTGAAACCCTGATGCAAATCAGTGGTGCAGCCCCTGGTAACGGCGTGCAGGTATTGTTCGAGCGTACCGTAGAGAAGGAGGACACACTAGTCCACTTCTCCAATGGCGATGTTATGGATGAGGCCAATCTCGACCTATCGTTCAAACAGATTTTGATGGTCGTGCACGAGGTTCTAGACGGTCGCTTTGGTGCGTTCGATAGTGACCTCGATATGGGCGGCTTCCGTATTACCCACTTGGGCGACCCGGAAGACGACAGCGATGCAGCGACTAAGTTCTATGTGGATGACCGTACGGCGCTTGGCGCTGAACAGGCCGCACTAGCTGCCGCTGCCGCTGAGGCTGCTTCTGATGCCGCATTGGCTTCGGAGGTATCCCGTACCGGTGCTGCTTCGTCTGCTAGCGCAGCCGCAGCGAGCGCAACAGCAGCAGCTAACAGTGCAACCGCAGCAGCCGGATCGGCTACTAGCGCAGCAGCAAGTGCCCTATCGGCACAGACATTGTTGACAGGTGGCGCTACCGGACAGTTCCTCGGCAAGAACTCCAATACGAACTTCGACTACTCTTGGAAGAACCTTCCCGGTGGTGGCGACATGTTCAAGTCAGTGTACGATCCACAGAACAAGAATACGGACGCTTTCTCGTGGAATAATTTCACGGACAAGCCTACGACATTCCCTACTACCGTGGCGAACATCTCTGACCTCAAGTCAATGGCAAAGCGAGACCTTACGATTTCCAGCGCAGCCCCTTCGGGCGGTATCGATGGAGACGTTTGGTACAAGATTTAAGGAATTACTATGACCCTGCATGCAAAACAAGCAGGAGCATGGTCCACTGTGCAGAACCTATACGTCAAACAATCGGGCGTATGGGTTCCTGTGCAGGCCGCGTATGTAAAGAACGCGGGCGCGTGGGTGCAATACTACTCGTCTGAAGTAGTCGTTACCATAGCGGCTAACAGCACGAACGTCGATATCTCGGCGCTGTTCACCTCTGCGGTATGGACTAGCTCTACAAAGAAGCGCGTTGTCATCAACGCAGGCGTCACCATTGGCGCTACGAATACAGGCGTCGTCGCTCTGCGCACGTACAATGCGTGGGGCGGCATACTCCAAATCGACAACAATGGTACTATTCAAGGTGCTGGTGGTGCAACCGCTGGCTCTGGTGGCGGGTACGCCCTCTACGCAGACCACCCAGGAATGATCGTCATAAACACCGGTACTATCCGCTCTGGCGGCGGTGCAGGCGGTAACGGCGGCAACGGTGGTAACGGCTTCTACAACACCACGGTATCTGAGGGTCCGGTCTGGAATGGATATCCATCCGGACCAAATCGTTATTACTGGATAACGAACCCAAGCTCTATCGACAGCGTGTACTGGGCTAATTCCTTAACCAACTTCGGCAACATCAGCAGCCCATTTACTAGCGGTGGCATCACTTGGACACGCGGAACGCAACGAGCAAACTCGGAAAGCGGCGGGTTCCAAACGAACTACTTCGAAGTTAGCCGGTCCTATCAGGTCACTTCCTACACGACTGGTGGCACAGGAGGCAGCGGCGGACGCGGACAAGGCCACGATGGCGCTAACGTCGGAGGGTCTTCCGGTAGCGCTGGCGGGACCAATGCCGGTACAGGCGGTACAGGTGGCGGCGGTGGAACGTGGGGCGCTAATGGCGGTACAGGTAATTCTGGCAGCGGTGGTAATAACGGCTCCGGTACTGCCGGTGCAGCCGGTGGTATAGCTGGTGTTAGTTACAACGCCGCTAACATAGTCATGACTAACACAGGAACAATCGCGGGACGAACATCATGAAGGAACATATCGACAGCCTGCTGTCTTATACAGTGGGCGCGGGTTTCTTGTTCTACTCCCACCTACTGGCGAATGCTGACGCAATTCTTACCCTCGGCGGTATGGTGCTGCTTGGTTGCCGCCTCTACGTGGACGGTGGCAAGGCAGTAAAAACGTGGAGGGCTAATCGTGGCCGCAGCGACAGAAGGTAAACTTGGCGACCTGCACAACAAGATGGCACAGGTTATGGGCAACGCCCTAACGCAGCTTGAAGTACAGCAGCAAGCATACGACATGGCGATGGCTAAGGCTATCGAGGAACAGAACCCAGAGTTGGCACCAGCCGCAGAACCGAACCTTAATCCGGCTCTGTTGTCCGTCATTGCTAGGTTTCTGGACAGCAATAAGATCACATGCGTACCGGAAGCCGGTAACGCTATGGGCGATCTGGAACGCAAGCTTGAAGCCAAGAAGGCTCGACGGGCGTTGAAAGTAGTCGGCGGCATCAGCCACGACGAATAATGTACCTACAGACTAGTACCATACAGCGCAGTGTATGGCTACCACCACGAACCACACGTTTCAAGCTCAGGGTGGGATGGTACTAGTTCAATAGTTACATGGAGGCCATAATGGCGGTTAGAGAAACCGTCGAACAGGCCCTAGAGCGGTGGCACTCACTAGAGTTGCTACAGGATCATTACAGAGAGTTCGAGGACTTTCTACGTGATGTCATTGAAGACCTTATGGGCTTTAATTGCTCTGAGGTCCAAGTAGACATCGGCAACTACATTGCACACGGGCCGCAGTACCGCATGGTACAGGCGCAGCGTGGGCAGGCAAAGACTACCATCGCAGCGGCTTACGCCGTCTGGCGATTGATCCACAACCCGAAGACACGAGTTCTGATTATCTCCGCTGGTGATACTCAGGCTACTGAAATCGCGAACTGGATCATTCAGATCATCAACAACATGGATGAGCTTGAGTGCATGCGCCCAGACCGGGCTAATGGCGATAGAGCATCCGTGGAAGCATACGATATTCACTACAGTCTCAAGGGTGCGGAGAAATCCCCATCTGTTGCCTGTATTGGTATCACATCGAACATGCAGGGCAAGCGCGCTGACATCCTACTGGCCGACGACATCGAGAGCCAGAAGAACGGTGCTACACCGGTACAGCGCGACCGCTTGATACTGCTGTCGAAGGACTTCACATCCATTTGTAAGTCTGGCGAAATCATCTATCTCGGTACGCCCCAGACCGTGGACAGCGTGTACAACACCCTGCCCGCTCGCGGCTACGACATCAAGATTTGGCCGGGACGCTACCCGACACCCAAGGAACTGCCAGAGTACGCGGGCCATCTAGCCCCATACGTGGCTGATCGCCTCGCTGCTGACCCAACTCTTGGGCAAGGCGGCGGTGCCATTGGCGACCGTGGACAGCCGGTTGATCCGGTTCTGGTCAACGAGCTTGAACTTACAGCCAAGGAACTGGACCAAGGTCCGGCGTACTTCCAGCTACAGTACATGCTTAGCACGAGCCTATCGGACAGTAACCGGTTCCCGCTCAAGCTAAGCCAGCTTCGCGTTACGGCATTCGACCGTGACAACCTCATTGGTCCGATGACCATGAACTATGCGCGAACCGATCAGAACGTGTTGCAGCAGCCCCTGGGCTGGCCTACGACGCTGAAAGACCGCGTGTATAGGCTACAGGGCGTTGACGAATTCGCGGGCCTCAGCGGTCCTTATATGTACGTCGATCCTGCCGGTGGCGGACAGAACGCCGACGAAATCGCGGTTGCGATCACCGGGTTCCTAGCCGGTCGCGTGTTCCTTCTTTACGTAGACGGTCGTACTGGCGGTCCTACAGAAGCTAACCTTGAATGGCTCACTGAGCTTGCCAAGAAGTGGAAGGTACGGACCATTGGCATCGAGAAGAACTTCGGCAACGGCGCGTTCCGCCTGATCTGGGAACCTGTACTGGTCAAGCAGCACAAGTGCGGCATTGAGGAAGTATGGGAGAGCGGGCAGAAAGAACTGCGCATTATCGACATACTTGAGCCTGTCATCAACAATGGCAAGCTTGTGGTACACGAAGACTTGTTCCGCGAGGATATCGAAAGTATCCAGCGTTATCCGGCAGCAGACCGGAATACGTACAGCGTATGGCTACAGCTAGCCCGTGTTACCCGCGATAAAGGTGCATTGATCCACGACGATAGACTAGACGCTCTGGCGTCTGCTGTCCGGTTCTGGGTTGAGGCTCTTAGCGCCAATGACGAGCAGGCTCGTGCAGCCGCCCGTGCAGCAACATTCCGCAAGATGATGCAAGACCCGTTGGGTACTGGTCGTAAGCCTAAGGGCCTCGATCATGTCATCAATGCGAGCAGAGGCGAGACTGTCCACAACAGACAGGCACCTAACGCCCTGAACAAGTTCAGAAGGAAATTCTAATGGTCGATACTCCGACCCTACGACGCAAGGGCTTTCTACAGCGGTGGAAAGGCCCATCTCGCAAGAGTGCAAGGCGTCCTCTCTGGACGCCTGACCCAGACCGCTACATGCCAGCAGCCACGCGTACGCGCTGGCCTACGGGTGGAACGGCCACTCCCTGGCTATTTCCTACCGGCTTGAATTACCAGTGCTCCAAGATATTCTTCGGATCACCGGACTACCCTACCAATCAATTCCTGATTACCTATGTCGGCTTTGCGCTGACAGAGGGCGGTAACGCACCACAGGAAACACAGTCGCCCAATGCGGATACTGTGATCGATGGTTCGTGGTTCATCACACCGGACGGTACAGAGTATCCTATCGACTTCCTCGGCTCTGCTGCGGCGACCGTGACGGCGGCTACTGGCATCGTACACGGTACGGTAACACTGCCGAATGACCTTCCCGGCTGGTCTGTCTTTGGTGTCCGTACCGAGTACCACGGCGCAGAAGGCGCGCAGCGTCTTGCTAACTACCGCCATCAACGGCACCGGGGCGAGAAGTTCTGGGGTGCAGCCGATCTAACATCGCTTCGTGCGCTGGCAGCAGCCAATGCACCATCCACGGCGACACTCGATCCTGACAGCCTTTACAACACAGTGGGCAACGCTACCAACTCCCAGATCATGTGCTATGGACCATCACTGGTTCTGGCCAAGGGTTGGGATGGTAGGCCGGTTCCTCTGGTGACGGGTGACAGCCTTATCGAGCGGCAAGAAATTGCTGCTTCGGCGGACGAACGTGGAAACATGGGTATGCTGCGGCGGTGGCTTGACCAGCGAGACCCGGTTTACGGTAGCTACATCCCCATTGTCATGGGTGTACCGGGCGAGCACAACGAGTTCGAACTTACCACCAATGCCTACAAGCGTTGGGACTTGATCGACGCAATCGCCCTTGGATGGAACGGCGGCAAGCCGATCTGGACAGTGGTTGCTGACCAGGGTGGTCGTAACGATACGAACGCCGTAGCTTCCACATGGCAAACCCGGAAGTTCGGTCTAGCCGACCGCATACAGGTAAGATACCCCGGCACGTCCATTCTCAGCTACACCATCATACCGACGCTCAACACGTCTACTGATAGCGGGCGCACAGTGGCCGGTTACACTGCCCTGAGTGCGACTTGGAACCCGGTCACAGGCATCCTTGCCACCGTCAACGCCGCCATCAAAGCATCGTCCCGGTACACCAAGGGCGTCATTGATATGGTGCCAGCGTTCATGTCCGACAGCGACATAACCAAGGGTGCTGCGGCTGAAATGTTCCCGCTAGGCAACGTGACCGGTACACCCGGCAACGGCGACGGCGTGACCAACTGGAGTACTATGGTGCTTCCGAGTACAGTAAAGCTTGGCGCCCGTATCATGTTCGAGTACCAGGTCGGTCTGTGGACCAATCGTACGCTCGTTGAACGTGTGACCGAGAACGGTGACGGTACTACAGTATTCCGCGTTGCGGAAGTGCTACCCACTGTATGCAACAATCCGAACGCTACACTGCTCGGCCATGCATACACGGCAGCGGACTTCATCCATCCGGCTCTGTACAACATCCTTCGTACGGTTAGCCGTATCCCGCAATCACACAAGTTGAAGTACCATGTTTAGTCTGCTTGCAGTTCTGAAATCCAAGATAGCGCAGTTCGCGGCAGTGGTCGTGTTCGTGCTAATCGTACTGGCTGGCGCATTTCGCGCCGGTCAGAAATCCACTAAGGCCGATATCGCACAGTCCGCTGTACGCGAGGTCGCAACGAAAGCTCAAATCGATGCGCAAGTATCTGGCATGTCTGCTAGTGCTCGTCGTGACGAGTTGCGTAAGTGGGCCAACCAGTAATTGGTGCCTGCTTAATCAACCCATCCGGTACACACAGACCGAGATCGATCACCTGTCTGATACGAAGGTAGAGGAAGGTGTACAACATAACCGGTTCGGAGCAAAGCTCTGCGGCTGGAAAGCATAAGGACAATACAATGACTGTTTCTTCCAATCCGGCACTGGTCGAGTTTCCGCGCGATACGTGGGGTTTCACGACCGCATTGCGCAAGTACGGCCTACTGGTAGCCGGTGCAATCCGAGGTGATGAGGCGAAGCTTGAGCTTTTCATCACGACCCTCGGTATCCTTGCACAGCATGCCCAAGCCCGTATCGAGGGCGACAAGGAGGCTCGTGCAGTCCGTCTGGCTGAGATTGCAGGCTCTGGCCGCGTCAATACGGCTGGTATTGCCCTTCCTGAACAGGAGAATGAAGCCAATGGGTAAGCCCATCGCATGGCCTTCCGTATCCAATACCGCCTACAAGGGCATGGTATCGGAAGTCCGCACCTATCTTAACATCTTGGGCCGCAGACTGACGCGTGCTCCGGGTGCAAACAACGACATTCGGAACCAGATTTCGACATTCCTGGCAGCATACGGCATCACGCCTCTGCTTCCGGCAAACCAGGCCATCGTCACATCGACGGTCAAGGTCATCATGCCAGCCTCCACCGGCTCGTATGTCAACGGCTACACCTTCACGGTAGTCGGCGGTGTCATTACCGCTGCTGTAGCCTCGTAATCCAGCCCATTAGTAGGAGAACTATACAATGGCAAAGAACCGCATCGCTTCCCGCTCTGTCGCTCTGGCAGTACTGAACACCTGGTATCAGGTTCCGCTGGCTCAGTCCGGCAAGGAAGGCCATGTTCGTACCGTCTATGGCACGAACTCGCTCGCTACCATCGAAATTGCCCTGTCTGTTGCCGCTCCCGGTGGCGCAGGTACGGTACTTCCGGTAGTGGAAGCATCCCGTTACAGCATCCAGAACGCTGCTACGCATACCCTCTGGGTCCGTGCGACCAATGCTGCGGCTGTAGGCGCGTTCGTAGAGGTCGATCCCTCGGTGAACGGCAACGTCCTGACCGTAACGGCCTAATATCCGTGTATTTGCCCGTGGGCGAGCTTCGGCTTTCTCACGGGTGATTGCCCATTTTATCCGTGCATCGCAGCCGTGGAGCAACGTCGTGGCAAGCAGGGCGTAAATCCGTGCAGATCGAGGTTCCGATCCCGAAAACGACGAATTTTTACGAGCGGGTATCTAATCCCACCGCGCCGCCATGTTCCCCCGCTGGTAGCCTGTATAGTACCCGTGCTTTATAAACCGTGGTCATGAGCCGTGTTTAAACCGTGTTACAAGCCGGTTGTATGCAATGGGACATAAGGGCAGGGTATGTACCCTTGTATAGCGTGTGGTTATGGACGTTCATGTCCGGACATCTGTTTCCTTATCTCTCACTGTGACCACACATTAAGCCTGTATCATACATATGTCAACACACTAGTATAAACATTCGTATATAAACCGGATTATGCATACATATCAATAACATAGCCTACTGGACCCTTTTAGGAATACAGGCTGCTGTATCGGTTTAAGCAGATATACGGATGTATATATGAACAGTTAGATACTAGATAACATACCGGAATATCATACTAGATAGATATGATAGGTGATAGAGACAGTACATAGATATAACATAGGATAGTACATAGATATCATACATAGGTTATGAACATAGATAACCATAGATGATAATATAGATCATACTACTAGTACATACTAGGTTATACTATAGTATAATATACCAACAATATACCATCAATGTGTGGCATACCATAGGTAGAAACCAGATTAATATACATATTCGTAAATCAATAACATTGTAATTATCTAATACGATTGTCTCGACAGTATATGGTCTATCCCTAAATTTAGGGGTTTGTACTTATCCGCAAATCACCTAAATGACAGCGGCTAACACCAGTCCGAAAATAACATCTAAGCATTTCAATGTGTTAGGATAGGTACAGGCTTATTTACTGGTTTATTGGTACTAGACCACTAGACAAGCCTACCAG